GTTACCGTCTGTTCCAGCATTCTTTGAAGTAACAGTCGCAGCAGTTGCACCGCCACCATCTGTTAAGTTTCTAGAAGCAGCAACAGCGTTAGCCGCAAGTAGACGTTGAACATACAGTTCACGTCCACCATTTGCAAAGAATGAGCCAACCTGGAAGGTGGCTGGATAGGTTGCGTTGTAACCTCCGAAGTACTTGGTAAATTCATACCAAGAATTAACAAGGGTTACTGTTTCTGGGCCTTGTGCAAAAGGTGCAACAATTGCGCCAGCAGCATTTGCAGTAACTCCACTTGGAAGTACTGGTGGTAGTAGGCGTTCACTTATGTAAACACCTGGACGGCTATAAGCCATTTTTTCTCCTAACTAGTTTGGGGGAGGGACCTTATGGTGCCGATTGAGTGTACGTATCGATGGTAGTGAACTGAGAGCGACCAAGGGTCTGACTTCCAGTTGTACCTGTGACGTTTATTTGCAACACTTTGTACAGATTGTTATATGTTTCAGGCGCAATCTCAGAAGAGACACGGACTGTCATAGCATTTACAAACAGTCGTTTTCCTTGTTCAGTAATATCTCTCTTAGATATATCAAGAACGTCTAAACGACGAGTAGTTCCAAATACAGTATTTGGCCCTGTGTTTAACACAGCAAACCGTAGTGGAACTTTTGTAAATAACAATTGAGATAAAATTTGACGATCATGACGTGGTTGACGAGAGTATGAAGTAATTTGATAATCAATATTTACAGGAATTGGATAGTTAATTTCCCAGTTATGTTCATCATTATCCCAAGCAGTACTTTCGCCAATGACTGTTGGGTTAGTTAAATACGCTGGCTTTACCTTGCCTCTCATAGCACGAGAGAAGTCTTCAGAGATATCGACCATATCAATAGTGATGTAAGGGTATGACTGAGCACGAATTTCCTGGTCAGGTTGTCCAAACCAGACTCCTACTTTTCTAGTAGTACCTGGTGTAGCAGTGCCACCTGAAGCAACGCTTGCAATGTTTGCATTTGTTTTTGCATATTTAAATGTAGTAGGAGTTGGAATTAAAGTAATGTTGTAGGTGCCATTGAAGGCAGTTGCAGTACCAGCAATAGTAACTGTGTCTCCAACTTCAAAGCCATGTTCTGTAGATGTAGTTATTGTAACTACATTGGAACTAAGCGCTCTATTTGTAATAGTTTTTGCCGTAGCAGAAGAAGCCTTCTGATCTGTAACAGTCATCTCTTTTAACAAATCTCTTAATGCTTCATCTTCTTCTAAGAGGAAAGTCATAGGTAACCATCCATATGCTGCATGGTGCGGGCTAACATAAACTTCTCAGCCTCTTGTTGACGATTGTTAAAGCGACGCATAGCAGCAGTTGGTTGAGTATCTGGAGTTCCGTACTCAAGATCTAATATTTCTGTCTTGTGCTCTGGGTTGCCGTGAATAGTAAAGGCACCGTTAGAGTGACGGACATGGAGGTTTCTTACAATTTTTTCAGGCCAACCTGATGCTCTAGCCTCTGATCGTAAATGAGCGCCCATGAACCTTGTAGTTTCTACACTGGCTCTATTTAAAGACTCTCTGGCTTTTTTTAAGTAGGTCACTTCTTTTTCTTCGCTTTCGCTTTTGCTTTGGAAGCAACATAGACAGCACCAGCAAGATAGGCTGCGGTTGTACCTGCAATTAGCGATGCGATAGCGGGACGTTTTTCTTTAGGGCGGAATCCAAACACACCCCGAATAAACTCTTCACGTTCGCCTTGATTATTAATCTCAGCGGCTTGTTCGTACCAAGGCTTGTAAGCCATAATAAATAACCCCTTTATCGCAACCTGTGGGAACAGTATTCAGGCACCGCAGCGGTGTTCTGATATAGCAATGATAAAGAAGAAAGGCCCCTTTCGGGGCCTAACTACTTGTTTCTTTTTGTTGATATTAGACGATTTTCTTTTTCTTCTTCTTCTTTAGCGCCTTAAAATCTGCGCCAGTAATTTTATCAGCAGGCTTTGCAGCGTTAGCAATCTTCATCTGCTTAGGGCTTAGTGACTTCTTCATTACTTACCTTTCTGGCAAGTGGAACACTTGCACTTGCAGTTCTTCATGTCGCACTTAAGAGCCATTATTTTTTGTCCTTCTTCTTGTCTGTCTTCTTCTTAGCATACTTTTTATTAGCAGCGGCTAGAGTCTTCATGCCGTGCTTATCCTTTGGCTTCATACAGCCACAGGTAGCGCACATTATTTACCCTTTGGCTTTGGCTTGGCTTTTGGACCCTTACCGAATCCTGGCTGACCTTTTTTCTTACCGCATCCACATGTTGCACACATTGGCTTTTCCTATCTATGTCTTGCCGTTTTTTTGGCAATTGTTTTTGGTTGTTTTACAAACTGCTTCCCCTTGCTATTGCCTTCTGCCTTAGCACGGTTGGTAGCAGCCTTTTCTGAAGGAGTAAGAGTATCCCACGCTTTGTCTGGTAGGTAACGCTTTTTACCTTTAGATTCTTTGCCATCTGAAGTGCGCCATTTTTCATTGCCCCACTTCTTCAGGGATTGTTGTGATTTTGCAAGAGCCATCTTAGTTCTTGTAACCTCCGCCTGACTTCTTATACTCTGCAGCAAGAAGTTGAGCCTTACGAGCAGACCACTCTCCTGGATCTCCGCCTTTAGTTCCAGCCTTTATCTTTTTAAATAAACTCTTACGCATCCCAGGCTTGGTGTAATTACCAGCCTCATTTACTTTTGACTTTGGTTTTGCTGCTTTTTTTGGCACTCTTAACTCCTCCACTCTTTGGTACGCAGTTAGGAACTCTTTTACCATTCTTCATCTTAAAACCTTTTTGAACGTAACCTTCCCAACAAGCCATTAGCAATCCCACTTGCGTAATGCTAATGCTTTACGAGTTGGCTTACCATTCTTTTCCATAGGTCCTGGCATACCACCCATCCTTGCACAAAATGATTTACGACGGGCTGCAGACTTCTTAGACTTCTTTGCTTGCTTAGCAGATACAGGTGGCTTTAATGTTCCGCCAGTCTCACGCTTGTATGATGCACGACCTTTAGCATTTAATCCACCCTCTGGATTTTTGCCTTCTTTACGTTGCCACGCTGCTGTCTTTGCCATTATCTTCCCTGACTTCTATGAGCATTGCTCTTGTGGAATTTCTGCACGGCCTTCACGCCTTGCTTTATGGTTCTTGATCCACCCTTTTTTGTGAGATTGATTTTATCCCACTTACCTTGATTGGTATTGGTGTGCTCAACAACCACATCACCCTTTTTATTTTTAGAAACTTTATGAACTACCCTGGCTTTCTTTCCAGGAACACCAGTAGTAAGAGTTACTGGCTTTTCTTTTTTATTCTTATTAGCCATCAGGTTACCGACTTCTTATGTTTATAACGAATTGGGGCTTTAGGCTTTCTCACTATGCCGCCCTTCTTTCTTTTTAATCTGGCACCACCAGCCTCATATTTACTCTCAGTAACATTTGTTTGAATATTCTTTTGTGGCTGCTTACCAGCCCTTGCTCCGATGTTCCTGCGCCTTCTTGCCATTACTTACTCTTTTTATTCTTTGACATTCCCGCTTCGCTCATTGCAATAGCAACAGCCTGTTTCTTTGATTTAACAACTGGGCCTTTACCAGGACCCTTCTTACCGCTATGAAGTTTTCCAGAGGCGTATTCTTTCATAACTTTTTCAACTTTGCCTTTTGCTTTTTTAGTTGCCATCATCATCCTCTTCTACTTGGTCATCTAATTCTACCGCATCAAACTCAAAGAGAGAGGGGTCTAATAACTCCTCAAAATTTCCCATGGCTAATTTGCGTATGCTTGGAACTGAGGATCATTTACTAACTCTTCTGAGTTGACTAGGTTGCAGTCTATAGTTACTACTGAGTAGCGTTCGGCGTATCTTCCACGAGGCAAGACTCTTGTAGGCACAAATACCTGATCTTGAAATACCACACGATCCTTGATGTGTTGATTTGGATCAGTCACCATTGCTGGAATAAGTCTGTTTATATCTGCTACAGAAACTACGAGGCGCAGAGTATCTACTACGTAGAATCCTCGTTCATTCATTATGTTTGTACCACGTATTAATTGCGCCAAAATTACGGGCAAATCAAATGGATCATTCCATCTACGACCTTTAGTAGGATCTTGATTTGATACATCATAAACTGGATCTACATAATTTGCGTAGTCTGCAGCAAGGGCTGCATCATCCCAAGTCCACCAGTCAACAATAGTTCCAATAGGATCACGAAGTTCATCGACCATGCCCTCATCCATAGAGAGGGTTTCAAACCCTATCTTAAATCGTCCTTGGACTTTTGAACCACGCATATAGGTAATTATGGCTTATTTATACTCTTTAACTTGTCTAAAGTGATTTTTATAACTATCAAAAAATCTACTCCTTAATTTTGTAAG